CCACATGTGGTCTACATGGTGTTCAATACCTGTAGCCTCAGAGAATAACTGACTTAGTTTGTAGATATCCCGTAGCCTCTGCTTCTCTACCCCACAGTTACGGAGGAACTTAGGGATAGCATTACGTTTCATAGCTCGTCTTCTAGCTTTATTCTCACGTACTTTATCTTTGTTACGTGCTCTGTAAGCTTTTTTCTTTTCAGCTATCTTCTCTTTGTTAGCTTCTTTGTAAGCCTTCTTCTGTTCAAGTATCTTATCTTTGTTAGCTTCGTAGTAAGCCTTTCCTTTTTTAGCTCTGTAAGCCTTTCCTTTTTCAGCTATCTTCTCTTTGTTAGCTTCGTAGTAAGCCTTGGCGTACTGTGTTTGTTTCTCTTTGTTGTTTTTATACCAAGAAGCCATACTCTTTTTATGTTTATTTCTATTAGCTTGGTAGTAATCTTTTTCACAGGATATACATTTATTTTGTAGACCATCCTTATAAGACTTACACTTATAAAACATATCAAAAGGCTTAGTCTCTTTACATGTACCACATACCTTCATTGTCACATCTCCCGTATCCTATCGGTCCAGTCATCACCCTCAGGCAAACCTATCGAACTTTTCTTTGAGGGTGAAGCTATCCATGTCGAACTCAAGGGAGCCAGCATGTCCTGTTGTCCCAGCTGGTCGGTTCTTTGTGACCAGTAGCCTCGTTGTGTTACGAGCATCATCATCCTCAGCCATCTTGTCACGTTCAAGCTTGACTACAACACTGGCCCTCTTGCCGATAGTCCGACAGTCCCTGATCTGACCGTCATCATTCTCGTGTGCAATGGTAACGATACCTACGTTCAACTCAGCTGACATACGGGACAGCTGCACAGACAGGGCAGACAGCCACTTCTCAATGCTCTCATCACCCTGACGTGAGTAAGCCAAGTCTTGGATAGGCTCAAAGAATACATACTTCACACCACATGCCTGACTAAAGTAACGGATACGATTGAGGATCTCCATTGGATCTTCGTCTACACCAATAGTAAACTGATAGAGGTTCTCTCGCACAGTCAGTTCGATCAGGGCCTGGTCCACCTCAGCTGACATGTTAGCCTCATCAATCAAGTCCTTGCGTGTCAGGTTCTTGCCTATATTGTAGGATACCAAGCCTAAGAGGCCACGTTTCTTTGTCTCTTCGAGGTGACAGATAGCAATAGGCACATCCTTGTGGTTAGACAGGAAGTGATACTCCAAGTAACGCATGAACTCAGTCTTACCGATACCTTCGGGGGCTTGGAACACAGTGAGGTGTCCTTGCATCAGACCTAGGGCTACATCATCGAAGGCAGCAATGCCTGTCGGCAGGAACATAGCATCATCTTCTTCGTGAAGGATACCAAGGAACTGTTCAGGTGTGTTCCATACGTTCTGAGGTGTATACTTCTTAGCATTGTAGAAGGCAGACCGATACGACTGACCTGCACCTGCCTCAAGGAACTCATTGGCATCCTTGTATTTGTCGTGAGGTATACGATAGACCTTGTTAGGGAATAGGTTAGCAATCTTGTCAGCTATACCATTGCCAGCATCATCTGTGTCCACTGACAGGATGATCTTATCGAAGCTATCAAGCCATACCTTAGCATCACCCTGCCATAACTTCTTGTTAGGGGAGGCCGAAGGCAATGAGACTACAGGATACTTCTTCTCTAGCATCTGGAAGGATGACATAGCATCCACCTCACCCTCGGTGATGACTACCATACGAGATGACCCAGCATTGAACTTGTCCATACCGAACAGCTCATCACCTCGGAACCCAGCCTCAGTGTGGAAAGCCTTAGGCATACTACGGATCTTACGACCACCCGAAGGGTAGATGTAGGCTTGCTTCTTGATCTCACCCTCTTGGTTAATCAATGACTGCACACCAAAGAACTCCATAGTCCCTTCAAGGATACCTCGGTAGGCCCGTGTCTCAGCTGTCAATAGTTCTGTTGTTACTGGTGCTACACTTAGCCCGTTAGGGTGTCGCACTGTGAGCTCTGTCATGGTGTTGAATCTTTCTTTGTCCTGTAGTGGATACTCATCTCTGGCCCACTCGGTTAACTTCATCCCCTTGTGAGGGTATCCTCTGTCACAGGCAAAGCAATTACCTGTCATCTTCTCGGTGTTGTATGCGAAGGCATCACTGCTACCACAATCCTCAAAGGGACATGGCTGGTGGACTACCTCACTGTCGTTATCATAATAGCTATTGCTCATTAGATCAGCTCTCCTTCCATTGATAGAATACATGGGTGCCATACTGTCCTACTTGTGTCAAGCTATCTGTCCAGTATGGGTTAACATATTCTGCATGGTAGTGTGTAGCTCCATGACCTAGAAGTTCTATGTCCTTAGATATAATCTCAGATGCTAGTGTCTTCACCTCAAGCCATACCTCTTTATTCTTAGGCTTATCTGACAGACCATCATGTGTCCAAGAGAACTGCTTACGTTGGTATACTACAGCACAGATATCATCAGGATATCTTTGATCCTCAACTCTGTTATAGATTACCTCAGCTACAGCTAGTTGTGCATCTATGGGTTCACTTCTAGCTTCGAAGTAAAGTGCTAGAGCTAGGCATGTTAGTGGTGTCATTTCAGTTATCCTTATAGGGTATATACCTTGGGGGACAGACAAGCTGTAGCATACAGCCTATTTCGAATCCGTCAAGGTAAAAATTGATACGATCTTAAATAATAATACTAGGATAAGATCGAACCTAGTTAGTAGTGCAATCATCAGCACTGCACCTACTACATCAGACGTCATAGCAGTCCCCTTTGTATACTGTCATCACCCATTGCACCGCAGACAGCCTGTCCTCGGCACACAGTGGCACCTCGTCCCCGTCCCAGTCTACCCCAGCCTCGACCTCAAACCTAGGCCGTGTGCCCTTGCTCAGTGAGCCTCTGTGCATCAGGTTAACTGTGACCTCTAGCCCTCCGACCTCAACCACAAACATATCCAACGGCTTTGATGCTCTGCTATTCATTTTCTTACACTCCAATAGACCCATGACATGACGCAATGGTCACTACCTAAGACCAGATCAATATGCCACACAAAATTAATCTTGCTATCCTTCTTACGTTGCCAGTTCCTGGCACTGAATGTCTGGTTGCTAGGCCCGCCTAGTGTGACGTTAAGTAGCACCGACAGGGCAACCCCTACTCTCTTTAGATAGCTGATCATAACTGTCCCTTTAGTTCTTTGATGCGCTTCCATATAGAACGCCATTCAGCAGAGTCGTTACCATCATCGTTAAAATCAAGGGCTTCTTCTGCAAGCTTTACAGCCTTCTCCAGATTGGCCTCAAGCTCCTCGATGCGGTCGGCGTCCGTTACTTTGTTGCAGTTCGGGCAGTCTGCTTCTTTATAGATGCAACCGCACATGCAATGTTTCAGGCCATCACTCATAACTGTCCCTTCCCTACTCCACCACCTGCCCACTCATCGCATGGGCTTTCTATGTCTAGCAGATCCAGCTCGGCCTGTGCTCTCTCCATCTTATCGTAGTTCAAAGCTAGGTCACACGATACCCAAGAGGGACGCACCCCCTGTCCATATTTGCCGATCAGACTGTCACAATCAGCCTGTAACCTGTTGATGTAGCCTTGCAGCTGTTGCTTATCCATCTGTCCTATCTCCTTTGTTTGCTTCATATATCGCAATGGCAAAGCCACGAGGTGTTGCTGATCGTATGTCCTTAGTCCTCTGTGACTTACCACCAAGCTTCAAGTGTTGTGTGCTGTAGCCACCGACTACATCAACTGGCTTGGGTTCTGGCATGGTGAAATCTCCACCCGTCCATAGGCATGTCTTCTTTGGGTATGCATCACGGGCTGCGATGTAATCAGGCCAACGTGGGTGCTCTGCCTGATCGTCAGGAATGTAACCACCATACTCATAAGGCTGGAACCTATAGTCAGGCTTGCGCCACTTGGTAGCCAACACAGACACAGGGTTTTCTATGAAGTAAGGGACACGTAAGTCCTCAAACAATTCACCGCACCACTTGGCATAGTTGACCGCCTTAGCCTGAAAATCTGGGTCAGCCTCTGCCTTGCGTGTAAAGTGTGCTGCCCCTGAGACGGCCATGTCTGTGCATACCGGGAATGCCATAGCAAACACTACATCTTCACCTTGATGCACCTCAAATATCTCAAACAAACTTTCTATGTTGTGTAGGTCAGCATGTAAGTAATTTATGTTACCCTCTTTGCGTCCTTCTACAGGATGCTGAATGTCATAGGCGTAGCAGGTATAGCCAGCCTCTGCCCAAGGCCTGAGTGCCTCGCCTGTGAAGTCGTATAAGCTTAACACGATACCCTTGGTCATCTCTCTATCTCCTTTTTAACGACATGTTCTTCAATGAAAGCGAAACCACCTTCATTACCCTCCTCGTCACAGGACAAGGTGATGTCTAAAAGATAACCGTCTGCATCCTGTATCGTAAACACAGGGAATGGAGCACCCCCATATTCATCTAGTTCAAGGCGGAACCCTGTAATCTTGCAACCAATCAGTTGGCTGTAGTAATTAAACATATCCATCCCTCTATCTCCTATCCTGCGAAGTGTCTGAACTGTCGGACACTGTGCTTGTTACGTTTAGTCTCAAGGTAAACTGTCACCTTGCCTACATGCAAAGCCGTCATGGCCTTGCCTTTGTGGATCCCATAGCCTCGGCTCAAGTTCTTACGTTTACGGATCATACCCTTAAGCCCGAAGGCGTTGAACCTAAATCCCTTAGTGCCATCATTCAAAGGCTGCGTTGTTACAATTAGAAACATATCTATTATTCCTCCATGTCTTTCAATGTATCGTTCAGGTGTTCAGCTAGGCTATGCCAGTCGACTACAGACCAACAGCCATTGATAAAGTCAGACAGTAGCCCCGCAGGTAGTTGGCTTAAGGCCTCACACTCTTCGGCTATATACTTCACGGCCTCTTCTAATTCGTTAGGTTCAACGTGGAATTGCTCCATTTCCGCAAAGTAATCAGGCATCTCATCCATATACCAGATGTTAACCAACCAAGTTTCTTTGTTCTTCCAGCCATTGTATGTTGTATCAGTTGTCATTGTCTTACCCTTCCATCAATGCACGTTTGACGTCTATCTTGCTACGACCTGACAAGGCACAGATCTCATGTAGTGTTGCGTTCAAATGCGTGTCGAAATATTCCCGCACCATGTCGTCAGTCCATTTAGCAAACATAATCTTTTCCCTTTCAAGGTTTTGGTTTATCTAGATGCACCCTGACATGGATGCACCCGATAAAGCAACACATTAATGCAATGGGTAGCTAACATTCTCGACGTCGAATGACCAGCAAGCTCGGCAGTCACCGCAGTGTCCGAAGTCATATGACTTGTCCTTAGCCTTGCGGGCAGCCTTAAACTCTTCCTCTGACACTAGGCCCCGTGTTGTGTCCGTCCGATAGGCTAGGCACTCCTTGCCAGTCAGTGCCTCTTCCTTGCGGTGCACGGTGCTAGTGTTAGCATAACCCTTTACTGGCTTATCACCGATCATCGTGGCACTGATACGGATAACCAAATTGCTTGGGACTACACCACCACCCGCAAGATAGTCCTTCACAATCTTTGCTTCCCGTGTTGGCAGCCAATGGCTTATGTCTGGCGTCCGTTCTGCTACACCACAGATAGCCTTTAGCATTGCCACCGACTGAAGGTCTCCACTATCGAACCACCTATGGTAGGGCTGTTGTGACTTGGCAAAGTGCCTATTGATTTGGAACACACACGCATCAATCCACTTATTAGGGGCCTTATCAATCAAGCCTACCGACTTTTCATAATTGGCCGTCCAACCTTGATTAACACTAGGCCGCAAGTTTTGAAGCTTGATTGCATAGCACCTATCACAAACGGATCCCTTGACCTTGGCAAGCTTGCCCCCGACCTTGCAGTGCAATGCCGAGATAGCAAAGGTTGATCCCGGCATCTTGCTATTGCCCGCCGATATACGACCTGCATCTGCTACCGATTGTTTGACTGTCATACTTTTCATATCTGTTTACCTTTCCAGATTGTTCTGTTGCCTTAATGATGTAGCCCCGCAAGGCTACACTGTTAAAGCTTGGACTTGATATCGTCCATCGCCCTTTGCAGGCAGTTGATTGCCACACTTGGCGCATCCAAGTGGCACGATATCAGAGCACTCACAATCTGGTCCGCAATGGGATCAATCAGAGTGTCGCCATCCTCATTCCACGCCATCGAATTGCGTAGGTCTTGCAGCATCTTTAGGTCGATTGTCATTGTGTCTGTCCTTTGTGTTGTGGTGGGGCCGAAGCCCCTGCCGTTTAGATTTTGTCTTGGATTGCTAGGGCTTCTTCTTTGGTGATCATCATCGCTGCGAATGGGTGTTTGGTGATATGCTTGCGGATCTTGATCAGGTTCTTGTCAGAAGGGTCTGTGATGTAGGCTTGAATCAGTTTGGACATTGTCTGTTTCCCGTTGTGTTGTTTGTTTCGATGTAACTAACTTGGCATTAATTGATTCGATAGGTCAATAACTATTTTCACTTTTATCTCACTTTTCTTTTATCTCACTGAAAACATTAGATTCTTTTCTGTCCCTGTCCTCGGGTGTAGTCTGTCCGTATAGGTTAGACTATATACTAGGTAGCAGATAGGTAAGCAGTGCTGACGTATTATCCGTTCAGGTTCAACCGATTAGGTCAATAGTGCTGACCTTTCAGTGTATTGCCCCGACAATCTTGTTCTTGAGAATCATTCGCAACTGGCAGGTGTGATCGATCAGCATCTATACTGTGTTATATATGTCACAGTTACAATAAAGATACGGGGGGTGATAAATATGTCACACCTCTTAGGGGGGCCAAGGGGGTAAGGGGCCCATCCTTCTATAGGTACATTGCACCAAAAGATTTTCTCACAGTTTTTCCTGGGATGCAAAGGAGCCTCACAGAGCACCGTACAGGGCCTCAGGTAGGTAAGGGTAGCCGACTGACAGGAGATGGGCCTGTAGGGTGCCTTACAGAGCCTCTCAGCTAGTATCAGGGGGCAGGGCGGGGGTGTACACTACAAGAACTACTACAACAAAGAACATAAGTTGGTGGGGG